TGATTTCTTAGCAATGGCGAAAAAGATTATTGCTCAGCAGTTAGCAATGATTTTGTACGGCACGATCATGAAAGCTTTGGGGGTTTCAATGCCTGGCGGTGGTGGTGGCTTTAATGACCCGAATGATTTCAATAGTATTATTCAACTTCCTGAATATGCAGAAGGCGGCTACGTCAACAAGCCAACCAACGCATTAATCGGTGAAGGCGGCGAGCCTGAATACGTCATCCCTGAATCCAAGATGCGTGAAAGCATGTCGCGTTATTCACGCGGTTCACGCGGTGGTGGTGTCATTCCTTCTAATGGTGGATCGTCTGCATCAGGCGAGGGTGGCGTTGCAGTTGCTGCACCAATCGACGTTCGCTACACCGTGGAACGCATCAACAGCGTTGACTATGTAACCGCTGATCAGTTCCAAGCTGGCATGAGGCAAGCCGCCAGCCAAGGTGCTAAACAGGGTGAACAGCAAACGTTAAAGAGGTTACAAATGAGCGGTGGTACGCGTAAGAGGCTAGGAATGTGACGGCATTTGCTTTTGGTCATGCCTTGCAAATTGTGATTGAAGGCGGTGCTGACTTCCGCTTTCAGAACTTTTTTATTGGGAAAAACATGACTCACACTGGAGCTGACAATGTAAATACGAATTTTCAGTTTGTGCCATTTGGTTTTTCTGGCGTCACTGTTAACCGCACAGGCGATGGGATGGACGCATCCCTTGTTTTCCCAAACAATGCTTTGACGAGGGAGTGGGGCAGGGACGCAGTTATCAAAAGCTACCGAATGATGGTTCAGGTGTTAATTATTGAAAACTCCACTTCTGTTGAAGATCAGACAGTGACCAGTCCTGGAGCTACTGTTGTTCACACTTACACAGGTGTCGTTAGTGGTGGACAGTGGGACAACGTTTCGCTCAACATAGAGCTTAGTTCTGTCTTGGATGCTGTTGGTACGGACGTTCCAAATCGATCTTTGACTCAAACACTTGTAGGCAACCTGCCAATTAGTAATGGTGTCCGATTGCAGTGATCTAATTGGGATGCCGTATCGGCTAGGCGCTGACGGCAGCGATGGCCATATTGACTGCATCCACCTTTGCTACAAGGCTTTGGGTTGTATTGGTATTGACCCGCCACCGTTTAAGCAGTCCTGGTACGAGGCAAGCAAATGGGAAGTATCGCGTGATTTGTTGAAGTGGGGTTTTCGGGTCAAGAAGCCTGAGTATGATGGGGACATTCTGCTGTTACCGCAGCAATCCTGGGCATTCGCAGTCACATGGCAGACGGGAATCCTCTATACCGGGCAAATGATCAAAAACGTGAGATGGTCTTCGGCCCGTCTGTTTACGACGTACCACTGCTTCCGTACGAGAAAGAGTTAATTAAGACGATTGGCATAACGGAAGAGGAGTACCGCAAGTTTGCTGCTGAGGTGAGACGCAGGGGCGTGGTGCGTCCGGCTGAGTACGAGCACATCCCTGACATTGTTAATGGTCTAGACGGTGGAGTCGTAGCCGGAATTCTGATCAACCTTGCGGTCAGTTTGGTTCTTACCGGCGCTGCATACCTGCTGACGCCAAAGCCAAAAGCACCTGAAACTTCAAAACGATCACAGCTAGACCTTGGCAGCATCAATGCTGCAAGCCGTTTTGTCCCAAGCCGTGGATTTGACAGCTTAAATGAGCTTGCAGATTACGGTTCTCCCATACCGATCATTTTTGGTCGTTATGTCAAGGCTAAAAAAGTTGGCGGGATGTTGGTTACGCCAAAGCTGGTTTGGTCGCGGATGTTCAGCCATGGAACGCAGCAATCAGCCAAGCTGATGTTTGTTGTTGGCGAACACGGTTTTGCCGATGGTGTCAGCCCTGATGGGATTATTGAGCCTGAGCTTGAAGGTATTTTTCTCGGCAACAACGCCTTAGATATTCTGTTTAACGACTTTTTTGCGTTTTATTGGAAGCGAAACTCACCGATGCGGACGGATGGGCTAACTGATTCAGCTTCAGGCTTTAACCGTTTGGAACGAAGAAATCTTTTTTATGGATCGGCTGGCGATCCAAGTAAAGGAGATCCGTTTGAGTATGCGCTTGATGATGATGTATTTGAATGCCCAAGCGATACGGGAGCCAAATCTAAAAGTTTTTGTCATGCGTTTTCGCCTACTAATAACACTCAGTTTGGGGTGTATGGGGCTATCCCTAACGGCACTGGTTACAGGGTAAATTTTGAGCTTGTGCCAATTATCAAGGGAACTGAAGACAGTCAAAAGCACGCATTAACGTTGCGTCAAATGAAGATTACTGGCGACAAGGATTCAAACTTTGACGTAGGCAACGAAGATCTGTTAAGGCAAGTACGGCGGCTCTATATGGATGGCGAAGGTCGTCAGTATAGCCCCCGCATGGGTTTAAGCGCACTTATAAGAACAAACGGAACAGTGCTTGACGTGCCAGGTACTAACTTAACGGAAAGAGATCGAGTTGATGTTGGCGATATTGTTGAATTTGAAATTAAAAAAGGAGAAATTCCGGAAGACAAGTATCAGCGCAGCAACAACAGAGGCGGTGAAAACGTTGATGACATTAACGCTACTGTTGAGGCAGAGCAGGTTGCAGCCGATGAAGCAATGCAGGTTGGAGAGCAATTTGCTGTAGGCAACGTATTGTTTGTAGTTATAGGGCGCAGGCATCAACGGTTTGATCCTACGACCGATATGACTCAAAAAATTAGCTTAAGGTGTATTGATACTGAAGAGTCGCAAGACGCAAGAATTGGTTTCGTAAATGACCATGAAGTTATAGATCCTGAAAAAGATTTTATTTCTGATGGGAGTGGAGTCAAACCTATATTTTATCCCGTAACAAAAATTGCTACCGCCATCGTAAGAAACAACAAGCCCGCTGTTGTAACTGAAATAGGCATCCGAAGTAAAGTTTTTCAACGGTTAAATGGTATTTGCTCTTTTAACAACCTGCCCACTCCAGACCAGTTAGACGAATTTCAAAAGAACAAAGTATCAGTGCGCTCTGGAACGTACACAGGCTCAATTGTCAGATCTTCTGTGTTTCAAGTTTACGTTCGTGAAGCTGGCGTAGATAGCAGTGGCAATGCTTTTAGGTTTAGACGTATAAATTTATTTTTTGTTGTCAGGGGCAGCACGCCTGTCGATCAATACAATTTTATTAGGTTCAAGCATCCACAAGGAGAGCCTAAAGAGCTTGAATTTAAGTTTGTGTCAGTTGCGGCATCTGAGGTAGCGCAGCTCTCTGACGATGAGGGAATGATTCTTCTCTCCGCGTCAATATCTGATGTAGAAAAACCCCTTATTTTTGAAGATAAGGATGTTCCAGGTCTTGGAAAATTTGAAATAGAAATGGCTGGCTCCAGGATTAGAAAGAAAGATATTGAAAAGAACAAAGAATTTTTACGCAACCCAAGAACCAGAATAGTTGGTCAACAGACCACAGTGCCCTCAGCAGTACAACCAAATTCCGCGAGACCTGCAGATCAGGGTGGTGTATTTCGCCGTGCCATTTCAATGGTCGAACACAAGAACGCAGGCAACCTAGAACCGCCTGGGAGAATGGGTTCTTTCACATTTGCAATTTTTGGCAATCCTGATAAATATCCAGGCGGTGAAGGAACACAAAAAACTTTAAACACTCGCGAAGATCTGCCCGGCAATAGATGGATAAGGGTGCAATGGACTGTCCACAAGCGAGAATTGCTAGCTGATCATTATGCAAGAGTCAATCAAGGTCAAATTTATGTTTGGCAAATACTTAGTGCTCAAGTAATTGGTAGCTCTCCAGGGTTTAATACAAACGATACTATTCTTATTAGGCGTGGAGAAGGCTCAACCGAAGGCACAGAGCAGCCAGGGTATTCCAATTCTCCTTATCCAGACAGCAATAAGTTCAGAGACAATCATCCGTCCGGGCAAGTAATGCGGTGGTCTGGGTTTTATTACAAGATTACGGACATTAACACCACAAGCGTGCCTGAAGGGCGCATGGGTGGCTACTTCTACGACATTTTTGGCGATGCAGAAAATCTTGCACTTGGCACAAAAAACAGCGCAATTAAAAGCATTCAAGAAGGAAATAAAAGAATAAAAATTAGACTTAATGTCGAGGTAATGAGTTTGCCTCCGGGGCACTTTACTGGCCTGACAAAGAAGTGGAATTTTTCTGGCCCTGTTGAAGTTATTGATGACGGTTACACGACAAGCGATTGGAATAAGGAAGAAACTTTTACTCACACTGAGACCATTTCTCCTGCCAATAACGCTTTCTACTGGACTTATAACCAAGTAGGTTTTCAATACAGGGTCGCTGATCTTGTGACTGTTCCTGGCACGTCTGAGTTAACAGGAGATACCGAATTTGAAAATCATAGTCAGTATGCAGATCTAAGTTTCTATAGAGGTTTGGTGCAAAAATCAAACCAATCAGAGCCTGAGCACAGTATTGTTTACGTCAACGAAGTTTTGCCTAATAGCAAAGTTCCAGAATATAACGGTTTAACAATTGCCGGGTTATCGCTCAAGGCTAGCCGTAACTTTACAAGCTTGGATCAGCTGCGTTGCTGGATCGGGCAGGGGATACCTGTTAAACGTTTGCACCCTGATACGACTGCTTCTGTAAATAACCCTTATGACGAACCAGGCGATTTGTATTACCAAGCTTCGTTTGGCCCAAGCCACTTATACTCCGACCTTGTCTTTTACCTGCTGACCGACAGGCAAGGTGGAGCGGGCAACCTTATGGATATGACCCCAGACAATGCGTTTTTGCTGAACGTAGATAATTTCAAAGAGGCC